GAGCCAAGCTTCTGCTGCGGCGTCGTCTCCCTGGAACTCCTTGCCATTCTTTTCTTTGTAGATGGTCTTGGCATTCTGAGACCAGTTGAAGGCCTTGGGAGCCTCTGCAGGAGCAGGGGCAACCGTAGCAGGTGCCGCTGGTGCCTGAGTACGTTGTAACCCCTTGACTGCGTTCTGGATCTCCTGAACCGCCTCTTGATCCCCGGCAACCTGTGCTTTCTTCAAGGCTTCCCCGAACTTCCCCTGGATCAGTCCACCGATCTCTTGCGCCGCTTCCTTGTCGCCAGCAGCCACAGCTTTCTGGTAGCCACCCATGAGAGTAGGAATATCAAGGGAAGGGGACTGAGGTTGGTTAGGCTGTGGTTCTGCTGTCTGAGGCTGCCCTAGTGTTTGATTCTGCTCTGCAATCATCGCTGCCCTGTTCATGATCTTGGGGACGTAATCCCTGGTCTCCGCAGGGAGCTTGTTGTAATCGAAGTTGACCTGTTGCAGTCTGCCTGCTCCTGCGTTGTAGGCAGCAAGCCCGCCTGCAACACCAAACTTGTCAATCTGTTGTTTGAGATACCGGACACCACCATCGATGTTCTGAAGGGGATCTTTGGGGTCCACCCCCAGCTCTTTGGCAGTGTCAGGCATCAGTTGCATCACCCCATAAGCCTTCTTCTTCGATTCAGCGTTCGGATTACCTCCAGATTCCTGGATCACCGTGGCTTCTACGAGGTTGGGATCTAGCCCGTATTTTTCCGCTGTGTTCCTAGCGAGTTGTCGATAATCCATCTTTCACCTTAACTGAAATATTTAGCTGCCTTGGGGGAGAGTCCTGGGACGTTGAGGGTTGGTTTGTCGGTCGTTGGTGTCTGATTCGGAGCAACAGGAGCCTGAGCTGGTGCAGGAACCCCCACGCCTCTAGATTCCACACGCGCCTTAGCAGCGGTGCCCTCGACCGCAGCCCTGTCCAGAGTCGGGATAAGTTGCTGCTCAATCCATTCCAGCCACTTCTGCGTAGGTGCATCCTTTGGTGGCTTGGTCTTGTCCAGATACAGGATGTCCTTATCAGACGTTGCGCCCTTAAGGAACTGAGCATCCTTGAGAGATGTGCTGTTGCGCAGTGACTCCAAAGTGGTCCTAAGACCATAATCCTTGGTGCCCGCTACTCTGCCAAAGGTCTCATCTCGGGCGAGGCCGAGTATTGGCAACCCGAGTGCCTCGTTACCACGCCCTTTCAACCAAGTAGCCAGTTCCTGCGCTTGTCCTCGTTGATATTGGTTGACGACAGGATCGAAGGAATCTGCCTTTTCCATGTCGTTCTTGTTCTTATCGCGGTCAATCTGGTTTTGGTTCTGAACCAGACCGCTAATAATGGCGCGATTGACTCCCGCCTCTGCCGCTTTCTCCGCCTTGGTTTCAAGGAACTTCTGCACATCCTTGTTTGGAACGACCTGTTGACGACCGTCTGCCGTGACCACTAGGGAGAATGCGCCATCCGCAAGCGGGACCACCTTCGGCTGATTCAATTTCTGTTCCGCCAGCGCGTCCTTCTGCGACCTGTCGTATTCGGTGCCGAATGCCGAGAGACCGTGGGACAGCCCCTCACGGAAGTTCCGACCACCGAGCATGGCCGCGCCTCCTTGGAGCAGACCGTCATAGATTGAGTTGGCATCCTTGCGTCCTGGGATCGACTCCAGAATCCCTCTGGAAGGAGTAGGAGCTGCTGCAGGAGCTTGAGGAACGTTCAGAATCCCCGGAGACACCTGAGGAGCCTGCCCTGCTGTGATGTCCAGTTCATTGACTGGAGGAACAGACACATCCACGCTACTCATGGCAGCACCAAGGGGAGTCTGCGGAGCCTGTGGACCCTGGCCGACCTGAAGAATCCCTGCCTGCTTGGGAGGCAGCACAGGAGCCTGAGGTTGCGGTGCAGGTACAGATGGAGGGTTGCCCCTCACCGGCTGTCCGATCATCCGGGAGACATCCCAAGGAGCATCCGGGTTATCGATGACCTTCCAGCCATCTGGAGTCTTGATGAACTGTTTAGCCATTAATCACCTCCATTTGAGAAGCTGCTTGCTGTAGGCATGTCGTATCCGAGCCAGTCGCCGGACGTAGAGGTAGGCGTAGTCTTGCCGAATCCGCCGAGTTTTCCATAGAGACCCAGCGCAGCCATGCCACCACCCAGCGCACCACCAGCCACGTTGGTAGGCGTTGATGTGGTGATGTTGTTGCCATAGTTGCTGCCACCAACAATAGCCTGATACTTTGCAATCAGATCCAGCGGTACGTTCTGCTGCTCCGTGAAAGCTTGCTTGGCAGCGTCGTATTCCTTCTGCTGCTGGCCCTGATACAGTGATCCAGCCTGGTTGAGGAAGTCGAAGTTGTTCCCTGCCATCTGCTGCCCACCCAACAAGGCACCCTGACCCGTGGTAAAGGCACCCTGCAGCTGCCCATTGGCTTGCAAACGGGTAGCAAGGTCTTGGTTGTACTGATTCTGCGACATATCCAACCCTTTTCCAAAGAATTGGGACCGGATATTGCTTGCAGTATCCGCGAGACGGTCTGCAGCACCGCGCTGGGCAATCGCAGACTCGACACCGGCACGGGTAGAATTGGTGTTGCCTGTCCCGGCAGCTGCCCTGGCGACCCCTGGAAGCTGGTTTTCGTACAGATTGCGGGTAACATCGCGGCTGGAGGCATCAATCAAGCCATCGACATAGGGGTTGTTTGCGTAACTGTTGGCATTCGCCAGGATTTGCTGGGTCGGATCCCCGGAAGCCTGATCGAAGACCTGTTGGGCGTTATTTCCGAAGTTTTGCCCTGCATTCAGGACGTTGGAACCGGCATTAAACAGGTTCGTGGCCCCTTGCTGGCCATACTGATTGGCGAAATTGGCAGCGTAGTCCGCCCCTTGTGTCTGATAAGGGTTCAGGCCAGCCACGCGGGGGCCGGAATACGTCCCCATATGCATCGCATCGCCAACCTTATCGTTCGCTTTCCTGAAACCCTCCAGCAGGTAGGGGGCTTGCCAATCCCAGGGCGACGTAGAGGAAGAGCCGCCTGACGAGCCGCCCCCTGCCATCGCTCCACCAACCACACCGACTGCGGCAGCACCGATTGCTCCCCATGTCATAACTTTTCTCCTTGAATTTGTAGCGGTGACTGCTCTGGGGAAGTGAGGGCAAAATACTCATCGAATGATTTGGCGATGACTTGCTCCTCGATCTTCTCCAGATCGGTCTCTTCTGTAACGTGGATCGTTGTCCATATCGTGTCCTCATGCGCATAAACGACACGCTTAGTGCCCGGCTTGGACACGAACGTCAGTGGAGCTGTGAGGATTTGCAAACCGTCTTCGGTCATCACGGACACCTTGCCCTGTGAAATGACGTTGACATGCGAGTGTTTGTGTATCTTCCCGACGATCACCCTGCCTTTGGCAATGAACATTTCGCGTCCATAAGAGCCATCGGCATGGTGATGCTTAAGGGGGAAGTCCAGGGGTTCCAAAGAACCCTCTGCTGCCGCCTGGAACATCGCGGCCTCTAGGTTGAGTATCTTTTGACGGTTCTCTTCAGGAGAAACCACAGCCCCCCGCTGGGGAACCGTCAGCTTGAAACTGTAGTTGATCATGTTGTTTTCTTATAAGCCGCCAGCGGTCAGCCTTGCTTCCAGTTCGGTCGCTGCCTGGATCAGGATCTCCAAGGTCCTCTCCAGTTTCCTCATCTCTTCCTGAAGGTTCTTCAGCTGTCCTTCGGGAGACTGCGGCGGGTTGGATCGCTTGTAAGGCTCCAGAGGTGTCGTAAAGGACATGGCTACCTCCCACTCAAGGACTTGACTTCCGCATCGAACCCTGAGAACTTGAAGTTGCCTTCGGTCTCCGTGGTGAACTTGTAAGCCAGATACCGTCCTGCGACACGGGCATCAATCTTGTAGTCAGTGGAGGGATTGAAGACAGCGGTACGCTGATAGTCCGGGGAGGCATTGGGGAGATCCGCACAGCCGAACTGGAAGGTGAAGGTATCGGCTTCATTATCCAGTTGCGCCTGCGGCACCATGCCCGTGATGGCCTTGTAAGACCGAAGGGGCAGGGCAATCCCTGCGTCATCCAGATCCATGCCGATCCTCTCGGCCATGCTGGGCTTCTCGGTCTCTTCAGTGACTGGCAGATCGACCACACCCCCCTCAATCAAATCCAGTGCATAGACACGGGACTCCGTGAGGCCATTGGCGAGATCGGTGCTGCCCAGGACCACAGGGATCTTGGGCTTGACACTAGGCAGATCGACTTCCGCACCCCCGACCACATTGGGCAGGTCCATGAAAGACCAGGTATCGGAACGGTAGTTGTAGACCGCAGCCTGATTGGTGAATTGGGTATTGGTGAACTGTGCCGAAACGTGGGTCGTGTTGTAGCAGAAGTACAGCAGGTTAGCCTGCGAGTCATGCAGCATGAAGCACACCCCCTGCTTGGCACGGTTTAACGTGTTGTAGATGCGCCTGCGGACCCTGCGGTCAGCCAGGGATTGCTTGGTATTGCCGTCATGCATGTAGATGTCGGACTCACCGAAGACATAGTGCCTACCTTCGACCTCGATCACGCAATTGGTATTGATGATCCCCCCGTCATACGGCAGCTTCCTGAAATTGAAGACAAACGAGGAGCCTGTGTACTCCATCAGCCAAAGCTGGTCCTGCGCATAGATCACAAAGGCAGAGCCGAGGGTCAGGCCATCCCGTATCGGGGTCCTGAGATCTCCCAGGACGTTCTCCCCAGCGACATTGGCAGGGTTAGAGGGGTCCCAGGTAACCGTGGAAACCGCAGCCCCATATTCGACCGGATTACACCACTTGACCATGGTCGGATAGTGCGTCGTCCCTTTGGCAATGTCGAACAACAGGATGAAATCGTTGTAGCCACGGACCACTGCTGCGGTATCCGTTGCCCCCCAATCGTTAGCCATCTTGGAGTAGGTAGGGTCATCAAGGATGTTGCGGATCATGGGGACCATGCCGGTACGCGCCAGGATCGACTGTCCAGCAACCTGCGCATGGGACCACACACTCTCATTGGTGACCAAGCCAGAGCCGGGGGTCACATAGGAGACATTCCCACCGGGGTAGGACCGGATAACACCGTCCTTGTCACAGACAAAGACCGTGGTCCCGTCTACCGGATCCGCATAGGAACTGACAAAGCGTGAGTCACTGTTGCTGCCTCCTTCGGCATTGTCATAGTTGTAGGAGATGGAGTCATAGGTGTATACAGAGGAATCGTAGGACAGCGAAGACCGTATCGCAGGATAGGCTTGCTTGAAGACGGGAGCCCGCTGTACCGAGTCATCATCGAAGATGACATTGTTACAGTCAGTGAAGGCATTCGGGGGGAGTTCGGCAGGCTTGATATCAGTAATGACACCTACCGCACCTAAACGTCTGATTGGCAGGTTTGCCATAGGGGATCTCCTTAGAGCTTCATGATGAAGGCCAGCGCCAGATATGGAGGCAGGTTGGCGTCGGTGCCTGAGACGCCTGTGGTCGAGTTCGTGCCTGTGACCGTGTGACTGTGATCCGGAGCCCCAGCGATGCTGATGCCAGTGGAGGAGGTCGCAGTGGTCCCGTAGCTATCAATAGAGAAGGAACTTCCGTCTGTGCCACGGTCACTATCCGCACGGGCCTCAGGCACTCCACCATGGGCATGACCGGGGTCATTGACCGCATGGGTATGGCTTCCTGCATTCCCCGTGCTTCCAGACCAGGTGTGGGTGTGGGACACCACCACAGCATCCTTGGAGCCACCCGTGCCATTCACGGCATAGGTACTCCCCGCACCCACCACGAACCTGTCACGCAAGTCAGGGGTGCCCAAGGTGCCATCACAGATATGCCAGCCACTCGGCACCGAGGCAGTCGAGCCCGACCACATCACGATCACCCCGGTAGGAATCAAGCGGGTATTGAGGTCTTCCTCTGTGGAGGTCAACGCTCCATTGATGTTGGGGAAAGTGTTCTTCAGGGTGGTCTTCAGCAGACGCAGATGGTCATCGGCATAGGCCAATGGATCGGAGCCAGTGGGATTGGTGACAACGAGGTCAGAGATATAGGTAGCGGTTTCGAGGGCCATAGGGGTCCTTTAGGGATCTTTAATGTTCTTAAGGGGACCCCAGGAGCAGGATGCTCTACCGGGGTGGGATGCAGGTGGGTACTACGAAGAGAAGCGGTTACTTTTCTTTTGATTCTCAGAGGCAGAGAGGTACTGGAGATTCCAGGGGACGTGGAGCCCTGAGACTGTCTTCCCATGAAGGGGGACGATATGGTCTACCTCATGCCCTTCAGGGCAGTTCCGGTAGATGTCCTTCATTTCTTCTTTGTAGATATCTACCATCACCGCAGCCTTGCCTGCCCTCCAGATGGCGTGATTCGCATTCCACAGAGGCTGTGTCTTAGCGTTGTTCCTGCGTTTGTCGGCTAGGTACTTCTTGAAATACGCGGACTGACAGGCCCTGCATTTCTCACAATGGCCATCCTTAGTGTTCTTGTTCTTACTAAAGGAATCCAAAGGCTTGGAGGTTTGGCAGTGGCGGCACACCTTGGCCGGGGCGGAGGTCGTTTCAGAAGACATACAGGGTGTTTGGGGGACTAGGGAGGGTAGAGAGTCCGGGGATACCTTAGGACTACCTTAAAAATTCTGGAGGGGCACGCTGCTGTAAATAGCCGAACAACCAACAACAGGGGCAATCTTTAGCCCTCTTTTTGAAGTGCCTGGAGGGTGTGGTGTGCCGGGGGTACTTGTGCTGCAGGCCTGGAATTTCCAGCTCGATCCGAGCAACCATGCGCTAAGTCATTGATAAATATAGAGTTGCGTTAGATGCGCTATCTAGTGAAGAGGAAATCGAGGGGGAGCTGGGGACATTGGCCTGGAGATCCAAAGACATTCTGCAGGGCCTGTGAACAGTGTCGTATAAACACTACGGAAACTTGACTCTGTCCCCACTTTTGTCTTTTAAAGAAGATGATGAATTACCAGGCTAACAAAATAATATCTAAAATATCTTGACAAGGTAGTTTGGAGTGTCTAGGATGTCTCCATCAGCAGCGCAATCCCCTAACAAACCTAAGGAGTCAAGACATGCAAGTAACAGAATCCACCTACTCCGATTACATCGAAGCACTAATTCAGAGCTGGATGAAGACATCCAATAGCTAAACAGCAGACATCTAAACGAACCCTAGGGAAGGAAAAGAACAAATGACTACTCTATACGCCAATCCGTACGACCAAAGCGCCAAAGGTTTTTACTTTGAATCATTCGCGGAGTACCAGGAGAAATCTGCAGCTCTGAAGAACTCCT